GAGCGGTTGCGGGGAATGTTAATATCTGCGCTCGATGGTCTTGATGAGTATTGGGTTACGTTCCCAGAAGGTGTTGAACTGGTTAATCAAATTAAAGCCCTTCAACAAAAGGAAAAAGAGTGATGGACGAACAATCACTAACTTACTTAGGGATGGCACTCGTTACTATCGGCACTCTGTACACTGCATGGCTATCAATAATTATAATGGTAAGGGAAGAACGGTTACATGGACATCGTAACAATAGACTTTGAAACGTACTACGACAGGGACTATTCCCTGTCCAAGATAACAACAGAAGCCTACATCCGCGATATGTTATTTGAAGTTATCGGTGTGGGCGTCAAGGTGAACGACTATCCTACTGACTGGTATAGTGGGAAGGATGTAGGGAAGTTTCTTAGAAGCCTAGACTATAGAGACAAGGCTATCTTGTGCCATAACACGGCGTTCGATGGGGCTATCTTATCGTGGATGTTTGATATCAAACCTATGTTCTGGCTTGATACTCTGAGCATGGCTAGGCCGTTGCATAATGTCACTGTCGGGGGTTCACTCAAGGCACTGACAACTTACTATGCTTTGGGTGAGAAGGGTGATGAGGTAGTCAATGCACTAGGCAAACGCCGTGAGGACTTCACACCAGAGGAACTCAATCGGTACGCTTCCTACTGTGTCAATGACGTAGAACTAACGTACAAGTTATTCCAGAAGATGAAGGTCGGCTTCCCTGCATCCGAGTTGATGATCATCGATCAGACTTTGCGTATGTACACTGAGCCTAAAGTTATTCTGGATTGCCGTGTATTAAATAACCATCTCGCCGATGTATTGGAAAAGAAAGGTCAACTTGTTGATAGTCTTGGGCTGACTGGCATGACCGAGGAACAGGTCAAGAAGGTACTATCAAGCAACGATATCTTCTCGAAGTATCTACAGAACTTAGGCATCGATCCACCGACTAAGGTAAGCCCCACTACTAACAAGACAACGTGGGCTTTCAGCAAAACAGATCAAGCGTTTGTGGATTTGTTGGAGCATGGTGATGAACGGGTTCATCTTGCCGTAGCTGCTAGGCTTGGCGTTAAGTCTACGATTGAGGAGTCAAGAACCAAAAACTTATTGCAGGTTGCTTACCGTGGTACGCTTCCGATCATGCTCAACTATTACGGGGCGCATACAGGTAGGTTTAGTGGCGGGGACAAACTTAATCTCCAGAACCTGCCAAGGAACGGGGCTATTCGTAGAGCCATCTGTGCGCCAGACGGTATGTCATTCATATCATGTGACTCAGCGCAGATTGAAGCCCGTGTTCTTGCATGGGCGGCAGGACAGGATGATCTGGTGCAAGCGTTCCGTGAGGGGCGCGATGTATATAGTGAGTTCGCTAGTGAGGTGTACGGCAGGAAGATAACCAAGGCCGACAAGATTGAACGGTTCGTTGGTAAGACCTGCATCCTTGGACTTGGTTACGGTATGGGAGCCGAGAAGTTTCAGCGCACACTTGAGTTAGGTCAAGGCGGCATCTCTGTTAAACTTACACTGAAAGAAGCCAAGCGCATCGTCATGCTCTACCGCGTAAAGAACCACAAGATCGTTTCGTTCTGGAACAGATGCAGTGTTGCCCTACAACATATGTTGGCAGGTAAGGACGGTGAGATCACTCCTATACTCAGGTACAACCGCGACGGCATAACACTCCCCAATAAGTTTAAGATTAAGTACCCTGCACTCAGGGCTGTGGATAACAATTTCGAATACATAAGTGACGCTCGTTCCTATCGCGCAGAAATAAAGTCCCGTGTGTTAGATGGTACTTCTACCGGGGTAACATGGACCAAGATTTACGGGGGTAAAGTTACTGAGAACATTGTACAAGCACTGGCTCGTATCGTAGTATCAGAACAGATGGCAAAGGTTGGGCAGACTTACCGCGTAGCGTTTCAGGTACACGATGAAGTCGTGATCATCTGCTCAGATGAGTTCATTGACGCCGCCAAGCAGGTCATCACCGATATAATGTCAACGCCTCCTAAGTGGGCGGCTGATCTTCCTGTCTCATGTGAGGCAGGGCATGGAAAGAATTATGGAGACGCACATTGACACGCCTTTCTCACTCTCACTCGGCTCTTGTTCTCTATGATAACTGCCCGTTGCGGTACTATTACCAACGGGTGGCTAAGGCTGTTGTCGATAAGGGTGGAGAAGCCAGCCTCTACGGCGAACGTGTACATAAGTTTCTGGAAGATAGGCTCAGGGAAAAGCACCAACTCCCCCAAGAAGTGGAGGGGTATGACGACATGGCTCAGGCCATCGAAGAGATATCCAGAGGTGGTGAGCTGCTGGTCGAGAAGGAACTGACACTCACAGATAAGTTTACACCAACCGGATGGTTTGAACCAGACGCATGGTTCCGTTCTAAACTTGACGTTCTTGTTATACGTCCTGAGTGTGCATACGTTTTGGATTGGAAAACAGGGAAGCGCAAGCCTGACTTTGCTCAGTTGGAACTGTTCGCCATGCAGGTGTTCATGCACTATCCAGAGGTGGATACTGTTAAGACTTGCTTTGTCTGGCTCAAAGAAACCAAGATGGACTCAGAGACATTCACTAGGAGTCAACTACCTGATATCACTAGCAAATTACTGAAGCGAGTGGTGCGAATCGAGAAGTCTCTTGAGTCTGAAAACTGGCCCGCAAAGCCTAGCGGTCTATGCAGGTTCTGCCCTGCTAGAAATATGTGCGATTATGCACTAACATAGAACTTGACATATGAGTAAATGGGATTACATTATGGCTACTACACCAGAAGGTCGTATCAAGGCTAAGGTGAAGGCATTATTTCATAGGTACAACGTGTGGTATTTTATGCCTGCGAATAATGGCTATGGAAGATCAGGGGTTCCTGACTTTGTAGCGTGTGCTAACGGTAGGTTTATAGGTATTGAAACCAAGGCGGACGGTACGAAGAAAGCTACCGCACTACAGGAGTTGTGCGGTCGGGCGATACTAAGCAGTGGCGCTTACTATGCTGTTGTTTTTGATGATGTCACACTGCTTAATTTAGAGACGTATCTAAAAGTTGGTTTAGGGATGGTAGATGTTAGTAGTAGAGAGCGCAAAGGCACTGGCACTGAAGCTGAATAACCCAGCGCGAGTACTTGCTAGTATACCAACTGCAAAGTTATTGAGGGTACAAGGTTCTGATCTTGTTATTGCACCGCACAAACTTGATGAGGTTCGGGTTCTCAGAAACCTTGGGATAAACGCGCCATCTCCTATCATGCACTACTACGATTGGTGTGGAAGATACACTCCATACAATCACCAACGGGAGACAGCGGCGTTCCTGACCTTGAATAACAAGGCTCTGGTTCTCAATGAGATTGGTACTGGTAAGACACAGAGCGCACTATGGGCGGCTGACTATATGATTAAGCGGAGACAGGTACGCAAGGTACTTATCCTGTCTCCACTATCAACACTCGAACGAGTGTGGGCTGATGCTATATTCACAGACTTCATTCACCGCAAGTCTGTTGTCCTGCACGGTTCATCGGAGCGTAGGTTGAAGCACCTAAAGAAGGATGTGGATTTCTACATCATTAACCATGACGGGTTCCCTATCATTGCCGACGAGTGCATCGGTATGTTTGATCTTGTGATTGTGGATGAGGCTGCGGTCTTGCGTAACCCATCGACCCAGAGGTTCAAGGTATTCAGGAAGTGGATGGAGAAGAATCCACAAACACGTTTATGGATGATGACTGGAACGCCTACTCCTAATGACCCGACAGACGCATGGGCCTTAGCTAAGTTGGTTGGTAGTCCGTTCTGTACCCAGACATTCACCGCGTTCAGAGAACAGGTTATGATGAAGATTAGCCAGTTCAAGTATGTGCCAAGGCCAGAGTCGGTTGAGATCGTCAAACATATTCTACAACCATCTATCCGCTATACCAGAGATGAGTGCTTTGATCTTCCTGATACCGTGTTCCAGACACGCAAGGTAGAACTTACTGCTGATCAGAAGAAGCACTACACTCAGATGACTCGACACTACGTTACCGAGATGCTGAAGGAACGTATATTAGAAGGGACTATCTCTGCTGTTAACGAGGCAGTTAAGTTACAGAAACTTATTCAGATAGCCTGTGGCGTAGCGTATGGCGACGAAGGTGAGAATATCGAAATTGATTGTTCACCCCGTGTGAATGCGGTCAAGGAAATCATTGACGAGGTAGGTGAAAAGGTTATTCTCTTTGTCCCTCTGACGGGTACGCTTCATATGTTGGAGCGTGAGTTATCAAAGCATTGGTCATGCGCTGTAGTTAATGGACAGGTTACTGCCGGAAAACGTAACCAGATATTCCACGACTTCCAGAATGGCGCAGACCCAAAGATTTTAATCGCCCATCCTGCAACGATGGCACATGGACTAACACTGACCGCCGCATCCACTGTGATCTGGTACGGCCCAGTGACAAGCAACGAGCAATATGTTCAGGCAAATGGACGTGTTGAACGTATCGGTAAGAAGCACGTCTCTAACGTAATCCACATCGAAGCTACCGACTTGGAGCATAAGATGTATGAGCGTTTGAAAAATAAACAGAAACTACAGGGGCTGCTTCTTGATCTTATACAACAAGCTACGGAGAAATAGGTATGACAGTTGATGAAGTGATTGCTGCATACCTCAGGTTCAGGACCAAGAAGTCCCAGATAACCGCTGAACTTGAGGCAAAGGTATCAGAACTAGATGCCAAGATGGAGAAGTTAGAGAACTGGATTAGGGAGCAAGCTGATGCACAGGGAGTGACATCATTCAAGGGTAACAGTGGTACTGCCTTCATAACCACTACCGACTACGCACAAGTTGCTGATTGGGATGCAATGTTGGATTTCATAAAGACCAATAACGCATACGATATGCTTGAGAAACGTGTCAGCAAGACTGCTGTACGTGGATATATTGAGATGAATAAAGCCGTACCTGCCGGTGTTAACTATGGCACTAAGCTATCTGTTAATGTCCGTAAACCTACCAAAAAAGTGTCTGATTAACTGCTCACATAGGAGAAACTTATGAGCGATCTCGTACCAATGAACGTCCAGATTCCTGCCCATCTTGCCAACCGCATCGGACAACCATCCGCACTAGCCCAGTCTATTATGGGCGGTATCACTAGCGGTGACTCATACCCACGCATCAGCATCAAGGGTAGCCGCTTCCGTATCGTGGAAGGTGGAACTGAAACCGTTATGGATACCACGGCACTAAAGGTTGTGATCGTCGGTTCTAATCCACGCCTGTCTAAGACATGGTATGCTGCTGCATGGTCAAAGGACGCAGAACCTACTGCTCCTGATTGCTACTCGCTTGATGGTGTCGGCCCTCATCCTGATAGCACGAAGCCGCAGAATGATCTGTGTGCATCATGCCCTCAGAACGCTTGGGGTTCCAAGACTAGCCAAGAGGGTAAGCAGATCAAGGCGTGTGCCGATCAGAAGCGTCTCGCTGTTGTGGCTGCTGATGACCCGACCGGTCCTGTATACTTGTTGCAGGTTACTCCTGCTGCATTGAAGGGACTGAACGCATACCAGAAAGAACTTGCTATTCGTGGCATCGCACCGGAACTTATCCAGACGAAGATTTCTTTTGATACTGATGCCTCGTTCCCGAAACTTGTCTTCAGTTTCGGTGGGTTCAACGATGGTGAAACACAAGAAGCTGTAGATAAACTGTTTGGCTCACGGGAAGTCATTGAGATTACAGGTGAAAAGGCAGACGTAGTGAGAGCAATCCCGCAGTCTGCCCCTAAGCCTGTATTAGTCGCACCGAAACCTACTCCAGTTGTAGAGGCTCCTGCTCCCACTCCTGCCCCTGTGGTAGAAGAAGCTGCTGCTCCTAAGAGAGGTTTCGGTGCTGCTACCACTGAAGTTAAGGCAGCGCCTAAAGTTGTGGATAAACCTGCTCAGACAACCGCTGCTTCAACATTAGCTAGTGAAATCCTCGCACTAGTTGGAGAGGACATGGACGCAGATGACGCCTAATAAGACGCCAATAGACTTCCTGAAAGTCGATCAGCTACGCAAACATATGTTGTTGACTGCATCTGATATGTCGAAGATATTCGGATGTTCTCGCATGACCTACTACTCATGGATAAGAGGGCAGCCACTCCGTAAAACAAACGACGATATAGTCAGGCGTAAGATACGTGTGCTCCTAGCTATTATGACGGAACACAACTGGCCCACACCAGAAGTTATCGGGATGGAACAGGCTAACCGTAAGAAGTATCTTGATGAGTTAATAAAGCAGTACTGACATACAGGGGAGGGGTATCCCCCCTCCCCAAACCACTAAGGGGCAGATATGAATACGTTGGAATTTCTCCAGCGAGTCTTGCCGTCAGATGGATTTTATGCAACCGCCGTCATAAGTGATGTCGTAAAGCATGGATTCTTCTCGACCGTAGAAGAACTCGCACAAGCAATAGACCGATCAGAACGCCGCAATGAGAATGTGTATTACGCGGTGGCATCATTCAAATCCAAGGGCGCTAGGAAGCAGGACAATGTTCATGCTATCAAGTCGTTCTACCTTGATATCGATTGCGGTGAGGGTAAACCATATCCACACTGGCACGATGGGCTGAAAGCCCTGCTCAAATTTATGGGCGAGACAAACCTGCCCAAGCCTATGGTAGTTTTCTCAGGCAACGGGCTTCATGTTTATTGGACATTAACCAGAAGTTTATCCCCAGACGAATGGCTACCTATTGCTCGTGCTCTCAAGGACACGGCTATCAAGAGTGGACTTCATATAGACCCTGCTGTCACAGCGGACAGCGCACGAATTTTACGCCCCATTGGAACTCATAATCCAAAGGGTGGGCTGCTTGTTGATCTGAAGATCGATGCTCCGGCTATTGACCCTGAAGATATTTTTGAGTGCTTAAAAATATCCGCGATGAAGTCACGGATTATAAATGGTGGAGCCATAGATAGCCCTCTTACTGGTCTAACATTAACAAAACCTGTTCAGTCTAATCTTTTAAGTAGCCTCGCTGTTAAGCAGGATTATCCCCCTGCTATGCCAGCCGTAGTTGCATCCAAGTGCAAGCAGATTGATTGGGCCACAAAGAACCAGAGCGAAGTACCCGAACCATTATGGTACAGCCTCATGGGGATTGCGGCGTTCTGCGTAGACCCAGAAGCTACCGCTGTGGAGTGGAGCCAGAACCATCCATCATTCGATTACAACTCGACAATCAGAAAAGTTAACCATTGGCGCAATGCAGCAACAGGCCCAACAACCTGCAACAAGTTTAACGAACTTAGACCAGAGGGCTGCAAGGGATGTAAGTTCAAGGACAAGATAGGTAGCCCTGCCCGACTTGGATTGCAGTACCAAGAAGTTGCTGTTGCCCAGACTGCACCAGACAAAGCCGCATCTATCATACCGATTCCTAAACCATTCAAGCGCACTGCCACTGGTATCAAGATGACCCTCGACGAGTCGGATATCGATATATGCAAGTTCGACATATATCCAGTCAGCTATGGTAGAGATGAGTCACTTGGCTATGAAGTAGTGCGCTACCACTGGAACCGTCCGCATATTGGGTGGCAAGAACTTGTCCTTAGACAAGCGCATCTCAACGAAGAGAACAACCGTGAGTTCGCTTCTCACACTGCTGATCAAGGGATTGTCCTGAGTACTAAAACCCAAACAAGGTACTTCCAAAATATGCTTAGATCATACATGGACGAACTGCGGAACATTCGCACGATGACAAACCTATATAATACAATGGGTTGGAAAGAAAACTTCTCAGAGTTTATTTTAGGTGATGTGATGTACCGCCGGAATCCAGACGGCACAGTGTCCGCTGAAGACATAACCCTATCACAAACCTCTAACAGAGTTACTGACGAACTGTATGGTAGCAGGGGAACTGTCGAAGAGTGGAGAGACTTCACCGCCATACTAGATAAAGCGGACATGCCTATACATATGTTTGCACTTGGCATTGCGTTCTCTTCTCCGCTGTATGCGTTCACTGGTCTGAAGGGTATGGTCGTATCGCTATATGGTTCCACGGGTGGTGGTAAAACCCTTGCCCAGTACTGGATGCAGTCTGTCTATGGTAATCCAGATCGTTTGCATTTTGCAGCTAAGTTCACACAGAATACCCTGTTCTCTAGGATGGGCCTCTACTCCAACATGCCGTTCACTATCGACGAAGTAACTATGATGGCTGACAAAGAGGTCGGTGACTTCCTCTATCTGGTATCTCAGGGACAAGAGAAGGCCCGACTCAATCGCAATGCCGAGGAACGCTCAACTAAATCATGGTGCTTGCCAGTTGTTGTATCCACAAATAAGTCTATGCAATCTAAACTGATATCATCTGGACTGGATACCGATGCCCAGATGGCCCGACTCCTAGAAATAACTGTGTACCCACATAAGCTGTTCACCAAAGACAGCACGGTAGGCCGGAAGATATACCAGTTTCTCATGTCGAACTATGGGACTGTTGGCCCTGTACTGATCAGGAAGTACCTTGAGATTGGTGAGGTCGGTATCAAGGCTATGATTGCTGAAGCCACGTCATCATTCCACAAGGAGTATGGAGCAAGGTTCTCAGGTGAAGAGCGGTATTGGGAGCAGTGCATCATCCTAGCGAGTGTCGGAAACAAGATTGCTGCTGAGTGCGGACTGATAGCCTACGACCCGAAAAGGGCAACCGAGTACGTGCTACAACAAATTGGTGCTATCCGTAAGGCCGCTGTCGATAACAAGATGGATGCGTTCGATACGCTGGCTGAGTACATGAACGATACTGCTGATGCTGCTGTGACTATCATGCACACTGTTGGTCAGAAACCTGCACTAGATTATGCCCGTGTACCAAGAGCAGATATCCGTGTCCGCTTTGATGTGTACAGGTCAGCCGCAACAAGTACGTTTGATCGTGGAACCATGATGATTGACCGCATCCACTTCAGGAAATGGATGTCAGCCAAGGGCGTTGACTGGAAGTCATTCTTGTCTGAACTTGTTCTGGAGAACGTAGTGGCTACGCCGAAGTCAGAGAAGATGAACCTTGGCAAAGACACACCAACAAAGTTAGGGCAGTCATACGTAATCGGTATCAACCTGAATCATCCACGGTTGAGCGGCATCCTAGATGCAGCCGATGGCACAATGGATGATCTTACACTAGGCAAGTTGTCGGTGGTGCAGTGATTACTGCACTGCACCATCCTTCACATCAAGCCCGTATATATTCAGGTAATCGATAACGTCTTGCTTCAAACCCTTTGGAGCAGTGCGTAGATATCTGACAGACGATGAACTCATCGCCTCTTTAGCTGCTTTCTTGATAGCCAGATCAAAGTCTTTTATCTCAAAGCCTGTGCCTTTTGCGTCGATATTATGCTGCTTAACCTGCTGTTTGATTCTGGTCATATCAGCCCTGTTGTTAGAGACAGCAGCCCTACGGTAGGCATCCACAAATTCTTTTTTGACTGCGGCTACATACGCACCGCCGCCCTTGGATATGCGAATGACATCATTAGTCTTTGTTGTATCTGCTGGCATGAAGCCAAGTAGACGAAAACCTAGAACCATAGGGCCGACAGTTTGGAGCGCGACCTTGCCATCAGACGTAGTGACCTTGCCATCTTGGTAGTACACAAGCGTGTCACTAAGCGCACGAACCCCAGCAAACGGAGACTTCCGCATAATATCGTTTATCGTTGTGGTATCAGGCTTTAGCCCAACGACTTCAGCGGCATAAGATACAATATCTTTTGCGTTGGTTGCTATACTTGTTATACCGCCAACGATAGGTCCGGCAAAGTTTGCGATTTCTCTAATAGGGTCAGAACCATAGTTGAGCGCCCCCGTCAGCGGAATGATATCACCAAACCCTGAGCGGGACGATACTGTAGCACCGGTCATCTCGTCAACAAGTCCACGCATGATATACGGTGTGAGTCCCGGTACAATGGAGTTCAGGAACAGCATGACTTCACCTTCAGCAGACTTCTTTTTGATGTTGAGTGACTGCATCAGGAAGTCAGCAAGGTCGAGCAAGTCATCTGCGAATGGAACACCCTTCAGTCCGCTCAATAGAAGGATTGTCCCGATCATTGCCGCTTGACCACTCGGTGACAGATTTCTCATCATGCCCAAAGTCAGCACAACAAACTGCTTGTACATAAACAACAGGCTGCCGATCCCATCGTAAGCAATTCTTGGGCGGTTGTACATGGCGTACTGGCCCTGTGTCATGTCAATGGTGCGGCTTGTAACAACCCGTGATCTTGCCTGTGCTTCCGACTCAGTAAGACCTTCAGCCAGTGCGCGTTCCTTCTCAAGCCGATAGGTAGCAAGCGCAGTGACTCTACGATTGTAGGCTTCTGTGTACGAAAACATAAACATGTAGCCGCGTATTCCAGCCTGTACGTTACCGCTGCGGATGCCGCCGCGCTTTGTTCCGAGAAGAGTATTGGCTTCCGATGGCTGTAGAGAACCGGTAAGTGTTTCACTCAGAAGATACTTGGCCTCATCCTCAGTCATACCGTTGCGGCGTTCACCCGCTGTCCAAGGCTTCTCAACTAGCTTGGTCAGGTAGTCAGAGTCAGCCAGTTTATAATTACCAACATCCTTACCTGCGATGGACAAGGCTTTGAACGCTTTCGAATACCCATAGCCAAGTCCGTATGAACGAGCCGGATTGTAGGTAGCCAGATAGTTCAAGCTATGCGTACCAAGGGACAACAAGTTGACCATTGCTGTGGCAACCGAACCGCCTAGTTGCATGGTAACAACTGCTGTTTTGATGCGCGATACGACAGGTCCACTTAGAGCGTCCTCGACAGCATTCGCCGTATCAAGCTGTTGACCATGCCATTCAATGAGCGCACTGGCTTCGTTAAAGTAGCTATTGCCCTCACCTTTTGTAGCTACTGTCTTGGCTACCGAACCATCTTCCTTGAGCATATCTACTGCTGGCCTACGCTTAGGAGCCGAGTAAACATATTTATATGCGTAATCATTGTACTCGCGTACTGCCTGTGCCTTCCGAGATGGGTCTTTCTCTGCATCGACTGCGAGTCTTAGGGCTTTCAACTTGCTTGGCTCACCTTGCCACGCAGATTTATTAAGCATGACAGCATCTGTCTGCCTTCTGTATCTGATCTTTGCCGATACGTGTGAACTTGTTTCTATGTGGTCTGCAATGGAGCCAACAACATCAGCGTTAAAACCGGGGTTACCGCTGAACCGTAACCGAGAACGACGTGAATCACCCTGCTTGGTCATAGAAACAACAAGGCGCTCACGTTCCTGAGGGGTTATGCTGACGTTGTTTCTAGCCAAGTAGTTCACAAAGTTGCTGAAATCTCCTGACTCACCAACGGACCGATTCACAGCAGCCTTACCAGACTCTACCCTAAACCTGACCGAAACAGTTTTACCGTCAGAGTTAACGACATCAAAGTCCTTGCCTTCCCATATAGCAGCAAGTCCGTTTTCTTTCTGCCCAGTCTCTTTGTTTTTGAAACCGTCTATAATCCCGTCAACTTCATCAATAGAGTCAGCCCGTGGAGTTGGCATGACATCCTTGAATGCCTCAGCAAGTTGTACAGGGTTACCACTTTTATCGTATGCCACAAGGCGAACCTCATACTTCCCCCTATGGATAAGCGGAGCATACGACGTTCTGATTGTTGTCTTGGCATCTATCTCAGCGTTACGTGCATCGACTTCCGAGAAGACGCTGTTAGCAATATGTTGTTGAATATCGCCAAGCGCCTTGTCACCCGAAATATTCATACGCTGTAGAGTGGTTAGAGCAGCACGTACCTTGTCGTACTCAGGAACAGCGAAGATGGTTGCAGCCTTCTCTGTACTACCAGCCTGCGGAGACAACCAATCTTTCATCTTATCGGTTTTGTAGAAGGCACGGGTTACCTCATACAGGAAATCCTTAGCCAGTGCCGTACTTGCTTCACTAGGTTCTACCTTGTCTGTACCGATAGATGATACGATATCGGACTCCAGAATAGACCTGTACTGCTTTATGATGGCTTTAAGTGCAGAGACTTCAGCCTGAGTAGCTGAGGTATCCTCCGGTAAAAGAGCCTTCACTACGTCGCTGACAAGCTCCGTCTGTTGGTACTGTGCGCTAAGATATGTTTGCTCAAGTTTGTCGAGAGCGGCTTTGTTAACCACTGCCCTCTGCTCAAGGTAGATTTTCCAAGCCTTACTGCTCTCGTCTATATTCTCTTGAACTTTTTCCTGAAGTTCACCGAGTGCGTTCTTGATCTCAAAACCTTTTCTAAACTGGTCGGCAGTCACCAACCCATCAGCCATTACCTGATCAGCAACAGCCTTGTTGAGCGTCGGATACCCGGAACCATTAAGGACAAACAAGCTACCATATCCTGTTATGTCACTGTCTTTAGTAGACTGCAGCATATACATACGCGCTTGGGCTAGGTACTGACCTGCCTTAGTAAGATCATCTTGGGATGGGCCACCGAACACAGACCCCATACCGGTAAACTTGTTCATGTCCTCAAGCTGGCTGATGAGACTACGAGCAAGATTGTTCTGTGCCTTGAACAGGTTATAGATTGTAGTTAGACCCTCGCTATGCCGAGCCTTTTGATCCAAGGTTGAGAATATATCCGCAGTGATTTTAACTGCCTGCTGCAATTTGTCGGGGCTTGTGAAGAAGCTACGCATGTTATCAAGTACAGTAAGATTGTCTCCTACCCGATTAAGACCGCCTGATGCAGCCGATGCAAAAGTAACATCAGAACGGGAGAACATACCGTCCATCGCGGTTTGGGTCATATCAGATATCGTGTCGGTAATGCTGTCATTGCTGAAGAAGTTACCTGTGATGCCCCTACGAACATACATACGAGACTGATGGATGAGCATACGAGCAGCATCATCGTCGAACTCAAAGCCCATACGGTTCAGTGCATTCTTGATGAAGTTCCACACTCTACGGATTGTAGAGGTATCCAGTTCAGCGGCCCGCTGTGCCAGTACTTCCTCAATAGCTTCAAGCTTGCTCATACCGTGGAGGTCGATGAGTTCATCAGCCGCGTTACGGACTTCACTGTCCTGATTATATGCTTGGTTAAGCATGGACTTCAGGTTCGCATCAGACATGATGGACTTAAATCCGAAGTGACCGAGTGCTTCATGGGCCAAGACAAACTTAAGCTGCTGCTCAGTCTGTACGAAGTCACTGAAGATAATGATATCCTTGCCGAAGGAATATCCAACAGCCTTAGTTGTAGCAAAGTCCCCTGCTTCACGCGCAGCGTTAGCACGTTCATACAGCTTAGGGTTAGTAGCCTTGAGATCAGCCACGTTCTTAGCCACATGGACAGTAGGGGCGTTAACGAACTTTCTCACCATACCAGCAACGAGCATCTTGACTCGTCCGATTACCATAGGCTCAGGGATTGGCGTCCCGTCAAGGCGAAGATACAAACCGCCGCTTTTGTCTTGCCTAGCTTTAGATGCAGCCCTCAACTGACTAAGGCGGGCTTCTTTGATTTGCTGTTCGCGTGATATAGGATCGGGTTTATTGACAGATTCCTGAACATCCGCCGGTAGGTCTGTGGCCTTAGCCAGTAGTCCCTTCAGTTCTGGAACAAGGTTGTATGTCTTAGCAAACTGAATCCACTCTTTGACGGACGCAGTTGGGTCTGCTTTCAGGATACTAGTGATCTTATCTTTAAGAGAAGAGCGAAGCGCCTGTCCTATTGTCTTACCGATACCAGAGTTAGGAGCAGTAGCAGCAATGATATAGCCGACTGCATCCTCGTCCCCAGAGAAAGCGAGATCAACCATATTAGCCGTAGGTTTCTTGGCTTCAGCAAGACTCGTTGCTTCTGCTAGATCATTTACTACGGAGCGGGTTGTTACGTTTGTTGCCCGTTTTGGAGCTTCTGTCTGAAGGTTTTCTGAGGGAACGCTTCCCTCTTCCGGTTTTCCCACGGGAGACACCGCCCCCTGCGGTGTCACTGGAGTTTCTTTGGCCTTAACTTTTTCTAGTGCGGCTTTATTTAGCGCAGCTATATTCTCAGATGTATTTTGTGGGTTTAGGTTTAGTCTAAATGTAGAGCGCGGTGCCACGCTCTCAATCGCAGCTTTGTTTATAACAACAAACTCGGTCCGCCCTCTAACATCAGTGCCGGAAACAACGCCATAACCATCTGCCACGTACTGGTCGATGGTTTCTTTAGACAGACGCGTAATGTCTCTATTGTGTTGTACAATGCGTACTCCGGGGGCTATACGGATATCATATACAGCCCCATCTTTGCCAGCATACTCAGTTGCCTGATTATCATTTTCTTCACTGGTGGTATACAAACCCCCATACACGCGCCCTTTTTTACCCTGCTTCATCTGGTCTGCTGGTCGGATAATTTGGATGTTGTCCAGAGTAAGGCCCGGTTTACCGCCGTGAACAAGCGTGAGCCCTTCTGGACCAACGACAGTCTCACTTTTTGCAGCAGGAGTTTCCTTAGTAGGCGCAACAGGCTGCGTCGTAAAATCAAATGCCATTTGAGCAGAAGGATCGTAAGTCTCCTGTTGTACTTGCGGTACAGCAAATGCGCGTTCACGATCAGCCATTGCCCTCTGAGACGCAAACTGCTCAGATGTCTGCATAGGTAAGGCAACTTGCCCTTGCCCACGCCGAAGTAACTGAGAACCCGGTCGCTGAAACAGTGGGAGCTGTTGAGCAGGGAATGGTTGTGCCTCTGGAATAGCCGTAGGCTCTGGCATAGCCGGAGCGTTATACTGATTAATATCCTGCTGCATCTGTTGCTGACGTACTTGTTGCTGAAAGTTGCCAGCCGACTGCAGTCCTGCATTAAAATCTTGCCTAGCGGCTTCCCTAGCGGCAATAACTGGACCTAATCGTGCAGCCATCAACGGATTAGTAGGAGGAGCGACCTGCTGAGGGATCAGGTTCTGTAACTGCTGCAACATCATATTGCCCTGAGGCGGTAGGGCAGTCTGAACAGGTTGAGCAGGTAATCTTGGTTGGGTAAGCAGGTTCGGTTGGGCAATACTCTGCGGTGCAGCCTGTGGTACAGGTCCAGAAGATATATCCCTAAGATTCTGCATCAAGTTTGCTTGACCTTGAGGGATGATAACTGCAGGTTCACCAAGGAAAGCCCTGCGACGATCAGCAAATGGGTCCAATGTCGGCAGTGGAGCAGGTGTAGCTGCTTCATTCACAGTTGGCGCAAACATCTGCTCACGACGAGCCTGCATGAATGGGTCAGTTTCACCTTCGTTGTATCCAGCGTCACCCGGTTGTGGAGGTGAAGGAAGGGCAGGAGTAGCAGTTGGGTCTGGATTACCGCCTGCAAGAACATCGGTAGCCTTACCTGCTTTCAAACTACCCGGTGTATATATCTGCGCTCCACCACCGGCAACACCACCAATGCCAAAGCCTGCGGCAAAGGCGTTAAGAACACGTAGCTTACCGCTATCGGAACCGAAGTCCTCATTGGGATTGGCAGCAAGCAGAAGAAGTTCCTGAGCAGCTTCAGTACTACCTTCAAGCAGACCACCGGCAGTACCGCCGACAGCACCGCGCTTAAGGAGTTCTCCTGCCTTACCGCGTGTCGTTGGTATACCCGCAAAAGCTTTGTTACCTAGTTTTAGAGTACCACCAAAAATCTTATTGGCAAGTACAGCCTCGGGAAACAGATCAAGTGCAGCGTATGGAAGACCCCCAAGGATGGCCTTCATTCGATCAGGCTCTCCAGATTCTACTGTCTCGCCATAGATATCTGATGCACCCATTGCGTAACTATTAGCAATTCGAGCTGCTGCACCCCCAGCGATACCGGCTGCAGTCTTGAGAACTTTAGTTTCATCTAGGGTAAGTGGGACGATAGCCTTACCAGCAGCCTTGAGTTCGTTGTTGGTTATGACCTTTGCAGTAATTTCAGCAAGAGACTTCTTAATAGTACCCTTACCAACAAGGCCAGCGATAACACCGGCTGCACCAGTGGCAGGGTTAATACCGCCACCTGCTGCTGAACCACCAGCATAGCCAATGGCAATAGTAGCCAGATTCTCTAGAAGAGTTGGGCCAAACTGTGCTAAATTTGCAACAAACCAGTCAGTCACACCGCGCTCAGGAGAAGAACCGATTTCACTGAACGACCTCTGGTATGGCTCAACCTTAGCTAAGTCCTGTGCCTGTTGTTCTACAATGCTCTTACCCAGTGTTTCAGCACCGGCAAGCTGCAGACCATAACCAGCAAGTTGTTGTAGGTTGTCTACGCCAATGCCGAAGTTTCGAGTGAGCAAACGCCACGTACTGGGATCAGTAATCTCGCGCACATGACCAAGATATCCAGCAGAATCAAGAGAAACCCAGTCGCCCTGTGGGGCAGGTCTAGGGGTCGGGTCGTTGAAGTACTCAAGCGACTTAACCTTTTGAGTTTCGTCATCAGCCTTGAACGTGCGCCCGTTCACATAGAACGAGTCCAGCGATGGGCTGTACTTAACAGTCGCACTGCCAGTATCCAGAGGCGCATACTCAGGCTGACTAGGCTGAGTAAATTGTGGCATCTGCATATCAGGTAGCGGCAGCGGTTGGATCGAACCGTAAAGATTTGGGGGAGCAATCAGCGGTTGTTCAGCCATTGTGATACCTTATTGAATTCTTAATCCAGCGGAGCCTGGAATTGCAACTGATACGAGTTTAGGACTAGTCGGCATAACACTACCGTCAGCCGCAATAATTTCACCTGCCGGTTCAAGCATAAATAAGTTTTCAGGATTACCTTTTCTATAGAACACAGATGTATCCCCGACCTTAGCTGCTACAAGTTCTCCGCTAGCAACTTTGGCATCGATTTGAGCCTGCGTTACTTTTTCAGAGATCGTATTAAAAAGTGTGCGAGATAGCTGATCGGCTGTTTCAAGTCGTTTAAGATTACTCTTAAGTGTTTCTTCACCGATAAGTTTGTCACGCGCAGCGGTAGCAGCGGTTACTTCAGCAGCATACTTCGGATCAACGATCTGCCTAAACAAGCTAGCGGCTTCGCCTTTAGAATACATCTTTACCCCACCATTAGCGTCGAGTTCAGGGTTATACTCATTTGTCCCCTGTCTCCTGTTAAGCATGGCGTAGCTACCATTAGCAAGTTGTTGGATTACCATATCTGTGCCAGCAAACCGGTTAAGTGTATCATTAAGATCAGTCACGTTACCGCTTGACGAGAAATCTCGTATGCTATTTTGGATTTTAATATTCCAAAGCCCAAGATCATGTACACGAAGATTGGCACTGATTGCTTCGTTTGCGCCTTTTATTTTTAGATCGTAGTTTTGAGCAAGAGCGTTTATTTCTGCATTTGTGCTTTGATTCAACGCAACAAGTTCGCGCTGAAGCTGATTAACCAGATTGCCATTGCGACTGGCTCGGGCAACCTCAATATCTTGACCTATCTGCTCTGCTTTAATGAGGTAGGCTTCTCTAATTCTAGCATCTTCTTGTGCTGTGTACTTCTGAAACAACTCAACATCGCCTGTAGCTTTAGAAACATAATCACTTCTAGCAGCCCCGGCATCCCTGAGAGAAGCTTCAATTTCAGCCTGCGGCCTATTCAAAATTTGGGTTACCGGATCAACCTTAGTAGGTGCTTTAACCCCAGCTTCAAGAGCAGTACTCTGAGTAGTAGGAGAGGCGATACTAACGGCAGTACCCTGAGCAGGACCCTGAGCAGTACCCTGAGCAGGAGCGGCAGCGGAAGTATTAGTATTTAATCCAGCCGCACCGATGTCTTTGAACCCGCCCTGTGCAAGCTGGTTAAATAGGCCAATACCTACAGTGTTGTAGTCCCTAGTATACATACCATATGGCTTGCTAGTTTTAGGGTCTGTACCAAAATCTGAAAGACCCCCGGGGATTTCACCTCGGTCAAATGCGTCGTAGCCCGGACCGGCGTGGTACATAGCAAAGATAATATTTGCTGCGCGATTAGGGTAAGACTGCTGCAAATCTTTAAGATATAGGACGCCAGCAGTAGCCTGCTGGTCAGCAGTCAAAGCTACTTTAGTATCCCATGAGTACGTAATTGTGCCGTCTGCATTTTTAGTACCGCGAGCAGCCATAGGTAGTGAAGCAGCCAACGCCCTTAAAGCAGGGTCAGATGACTTCATAAACTTCTGCCGAGTGGCTTCATAAGTTCCGGGGATTACTTGCATAACACCCTTAGCCCCTTTTGGGCTGTCTCCAGTCTCAGTATTAAGATTAGATTCCATAACACCGACGGCTAGCGCAATCTTAGGATCAACACCCGCCTTTCTAGCGGCCTCAATAATAGCTTTTGCCCCCGGAGGCATTTGTGCTGGGTCAGTAATACTTAAAATCTTAGCCATAGTCTGCGATGCGCCAGCAAGTCTCTCATAAGCAGATTGGGAAATAGGTTCCCCATTAACAAGAACTGTATTTTCTGGAGGGGCTGATTGGAATGTACTAAACATTCCGCTTTTGTTACCGGTTGTAACTTTTTTACCAAAAACAATCCCGCGATAGGCTTCCGCCGCCTCGTTTGTTCCCGAGGTAGGGTATGCATATCCGGCAGCCTCAAGTGCAGCCTGTTTCTCAACCTGTGCTTTAAGTAGGGCCGCTTCTGTTGCTTGTTGGTCTGTTACAAGTTGATTTTTAAGACCGGCAGTTTGAGAATATGGTGACGCCACATAAGAACCCTGAGGGCCGGGTACATTTGTATAGACAAGAGGTTCTTGAGGGTTATTTATTTCAGACTGCGTTACAGCGAGAATAGGCGCTGCTGCAGGCGTTTGAAAAGGTACGTTATTATACGAAGGATTTTCCAGAGATAGACCGGCAGGTGTAGGCCGCCCAAGCAAAATAGCATTCTTTGCTGCGTTTGCTCTAGCTGTTTCTCTAGCCTCTCCCAACGACCGTTGGCTTTGTTCAAAAGTTGTTAGATTAGTTAGGTTGGTCGCAAGGTCCACAGGAAAGCTACCGACCTTCGGTGCGTTCGGGTCAACCGGTTGGCGATTAGTAAAAGCAGCCGACGACCCTTGGTTCGCAGCCCCATATAGATACCCAAAATCTGCAAGACCAGCCATCTACTGCTCCTTAAACCTGTGATGTCAGAAAGGGTCTGGCGAGTGTGCCAAACATATTAGAGTATCCTTGAGCCGACTGAGAGCCATACAGACTTGCATTGCCCTGCATACCAGCCATAGACCTAAGACCTTCAAGATACCTTGATGGAGAGTTCGGCATTTGGTTGATTGCCGATGATAGTGCGCTCTGGCGGGCAGTAAGCCCAGTACCATAACCCTGATCGTATGCTGTACCAACATTTTGACCGATGCCAATGCTGGCACGACGCCCTTCAGCAGAAGTAAACTCAGGGCTACGAAGACCGATGAGGGGTGCTTCACGGAACGATTCCATCAAGCCACGAGTTCCAGAAATCTTGGCAGCGTTTGCTGCCTGCTGACCGAAGTACGCAGGGTCCATTGCCTTTGCACTGGCGATAAGACCTTCAACCTCTTTCTTCTTAACCTCGTATGCAGCCTGATCTGTCTTCTTAAGTTCCGCCAATTCCTTGGCATACCTATCAGCGATCTGTTGTTGCGGGTTTGGTGCAGCTTGGCTCAATGCCATGCCAGCTAAGTTCACGCCGCCTTTAATAAGCGCGTCAGTAAAGCCGCCTGATGTTGCTGCTGCTTTCGCTGCTGCCTGTTGCCATCCCGGGTTAAGGTATACGTTATTCGCGCCATCAGTGATAAATTTAGGAATGCTTGGATCGACGCCGCCAAACCCGAGGAAACCTTTAGGGTCTGGTGCGTAAAAACCATCCCCCAAAAACGGTGAAAGCTTAGATGTGTCAAAATTTATCGGGGCTTGTAATACATTTCCCGCCCCTACGGAATAGCCCGGTGGAAGCGAGGCAGTAAACCCAGTGTTAACTGGGCCTATACTTGTAGTCACTGTACTTAGATTATTTGGTGAAACCATAACAGTTCCGTCGGGGAGGGTAAACGACGGTTGTGCTGCATTTGCAACTGCTCCGGGTTCATATCCTACATTGAAAGATGACGCCGGACTTGCATTAACCGCAGCCAAGTCAGCCATAGGTGTAGTCAAGTCAGCACCGGTTGTGCTAAGGTATGGATTAGGTGGTGGCAGTGGAGAACCAGCGGCGGTGTAAGCCTGACTTGCAGCGATACCGCCCGCATCAGGGACTGGAGCGTTACCAAATCCAAACGGGTTCCCACTCATATAAGACGAGAACCCAGCGCCAACGCCGCCCAACAATGCGCCAGTAAGCGGATTACCACCGGTAAGAGCAGAAGTACCTGCACCTAGAGCAGCACCTGTAAGAGCAGAACCTAGGACGCTAGCTCCTCCAAAGACCGCAGTTGCAATCATAGGAGCAAAAAACGGAACTGCAATCGATGCAACAATACCGAGGACAGACCCGATGCCCCCCTTTTTATGCTCAGTCTGAAGAACCGGAGTCCACATCGTAGACTCCATCAGGGGGGAGCCGACATACTCAATGTTGATGAACGATGGCTGGGTAGTCATATCTAAATCTCCGTTAGTTCAAATCTCATATGAGAGTATATCTGCTTGAATCCGAAACGCTCCAGTAATCTTTGCATACCGGGACTTACCCAGCCTTCTATAGTACGTACACCATTCATATAAGCCCAACCACAAAACTGTTTCCAGAATTTCCTATGTGCCATCCCGAGATTATTACCGCCTAATGCAATAATATTCAATGCAGGAAATTTTGGGTACACTACAAGTTCTGCCGCTAAAGCTAAGGATACACTACGGTCTGGATTTGTACCTGTCTTATCGTTTGTCAAGACAAAGATATGAGCCTTGCCCGCAAGTGCGAGAGCTTTTAAGTCCGCGATATCGAACTCTCCGTGCATGGCTTCTCTCGTACTCCGGTCTAGCAGTGGTTCTATTAGATACCAGTACAACTCTATGTGCGCTGGGGCAGCCAACATTAACGGTTCGTATTCGCCTAGCGGTGATACTTGCATTAGGCAGTCTTGCTCGACATGTTGTACTGATCCAGCATCTTCTGGAAGAACTCTGTCCCCTTAGCGTCTACAACATGTTTAGGAATGACAAACTCTCCGCCGGATACGCGAATGGGGATATCATCTGCACGACCCGTGCGATCACCGGACGGACTTCCTGTAGCAATACCACCGCCTGCGGCGTACATACCCGGACGGACGCGACCACCATTTGCCATCTGCTGAACTGGACCGCTAGACTGACCGCCCATCTGCTGCTGGACTGCAGCACCTGCGAGTAGAAGCGCCATAACAATGCTTTGATCGTACTGCTGCGGCAATTCATCTTCGTCAGCAAGGCCACGTTGAATAGCCAGTGCTCTTAGTCGCGGATACAACTCTGGGTTCTGTGCCGCTGCCTTAGCTAACTGAACAGCGGTGTTAAGTTGTTCAAGTGTAAGCTGCCCAGACTGAACAGCCTGCATAAGCGTCTGCTGAATCCTCTGAATAACCTCAGGATTCTGGGACATAAGCCGTTGAATTTCACCTTCCATATCAGCAGAACTGATTGGGGTGGCAGGAGCTGACGGCATCTGCGGCATTGGCTGTGGGCTAGGAGGAGCCATACCGGCAGGAGGAACCATACCGCCATCCGCGTAGGTAGGCTGCATACGGAAATCCAAGACCGGATAGTTCGGATTGCTAGCGACAGTACCAGTCGGCTGTGTCTGCAAAGCCTGCATATTAATTGCCATCGGTGCGCCAGCGCCGGGCTGCTGAACAGCAGGTAGAGTCATCATCGGGGCAGCAGAAGCGGGAGCCATCGGGGCAGGAGCAGCAGGAGCGCGACCAAACATACTTGCAAGCGCAGGAGGCAATGCAGTGTTAGCTGTAGACGGTGCAGAAGATGAAAACCCCTGCGATCTCATACCACCATAGAAACTCATATCTATCTCCTAGTTTTGTAATTGCCCGATTAAGACGTTCAGCACCGCTTTGATATATGCAACGTCACCAATAAGCGTATTCACGTCAGTTAGCAACTTTCCATAGTCCTCTAAAGACGGTACATCACTCCCCGATATTGTAAAGCCTGAACCTTGTGCGCTTGTCTGTTGGATAGACAGTTCACCTATCGGCTGTACAGTAACCTGCCCGCTAATAACAGCTTCAAATCCGGTAACACCGCGCTGTCCAGTAAGCAATTCAACATTCTGCTTCACCCCATTGAGGAACTGAAACTGCCATTCCGGTACACCGACCTGCGGCACTGGTGGTAAAGCTGCGTAAGTCATGTCGTCCTCAAGCCAAACGGTGTCTCACCAACGTGAATTGCCCTGATACGCGCAGAACCGGTCACAGCAAACTCGAATGTATCTGACCGATATCCCGGTGGCAGGCGGAATATGTCGGAGTTAGACACAGTGACATTGCAGACAAGCTGCTTATTAGCCCACAACCTGAAGGACACAGGGTACGATCCCGTTACTTCTTTAAGAGCAGTCGTATTTATCGGTGTGTTAGCCGTTATGTTTTGAGCATAGGCAGCAGTAATATCGGGTGTAAAGAATGGATCACCGTTTACCTGCATAGTGTTAAGAGCACCTGAGGTTGTTAGGGTGGCGCTTGTTGGACCATTCAATGTACCGAGTTCCGTAACCAGTGCGAACAGAGCCGTGTTAATGGTCGGGACCAATAGATTATTAGCAACGATAATTTCAGTATCTTCACTTGGCGTTGAGTAGTCGCCAACAACACGCGCAGCACCGAGGTTTATATAGTCCTTGGTGACGATCACCTTAGACTTCCACTCAAGTGGCTGGAGTTCTGTGCCTAGTTTATCCCATTCAGACAACGTGCCGGACTCGTCTGAGATGTAGTAGAACCTGTTGTACTTACTATCATAATAGGCAGTGGAAAACTCTATCGGGGTATCGATAAAAAACCCACCGACCTTATCCTCGCGTTCAAAGATAAATGATCCGGCGGAATGGGATGCAAAGTACTTACCCGCATAGAACGACGCAGTTATGGTAGTAGAATCTAACTCACTACCCCATGCTTCCCAATCATAAACAAGTTTAGTTACGATATCGATACCGGCGGACGGGTTGTAGATGCCAAGTCCGCCATAGGTAGGGAACACAACGCCATACCCTACGTTTACAACTCCACGCTTAGATGTGCATGGGAACGGAGCATCAATACGCGCAGACGCCATGTTAGCTGGTGTACTACCACTGACAAGATATGGATAGTTGTCTGTCAGGACGATAATAGACCCGGCTATGGGGGATATGGCAACAATAGGCGAATCAAAGATAAGACGGTATTTAATAGGCCAAGCCCAAGGTTTCCCGGGTTCAGAGAAGCACAACTCGTTACCGACAAAGCCAGCTAGGATATTGTTCTGGGCAGTAATAAGCCCCTTCATATCTGCGTCTGGGGCGTCGTAGTACAAAGATGATAATAGGGTTGTCAGACCATTCACATCGTAATCATCTGTGAACGAGGAACCTTCATAGTATCTGGAATCGGTAGTCTCTGGTTCCGAAACATCCCAGTAAAGAGTACCTGCGGTACAAGCTGTGGTAGCTTTAGTTGATCCAGCAGCGATATAGGTAAACGTATACTCATCCACTACAGACTGCACGGTTACATCAGTTACATCAAAAGTTGCGTCAGCACCCGTACTAAAAGTAGTCCCGGATATCTTGATCTTGTCGCCAACGAGAAGGTTGTGATGTTCGGATACCTTCATCGTTACAGTGTTGGATGTACGTGATGCCTGTACCAAACTAAGCGGGAACCAGACTGTCCTCACACGGAAGTAATCTGTGCCTGAACTAGAGGTGATAGTGCGATACAACCTGAACCCAGTTATGAAATTGTCACCGGCAGGGGCTGCTGTTGGTAGGTTAGTTACAGTTATAGTCTGCCCTTCTTTCACATACAGCGTCTCGGACAGATCACTAGGTACAGATTCTTCACCCCAAGGCGTTACCCACGTATAGATATAGTTACGTGTGTTTGTATTACCGGCGAGGTTTGCAGTTCCGTCTGATTCAGAAGTCGTCCCTACTGCCGTGCCGACGCTGTAGTATGTAAAGGTGGTATCATCTATAACAGTAACTTGGGCATTTGTTATATTGAACAACTTACCAACGGCGGATGTAAACCCTGCTATGGTAACTTTCTGCCCAGTATTTAGATCATGGTTACCGGAAGTGACGATTGTAGCAGTATTACCGGAGTCTCTAGCATACGACACAATAGTCTGTGAGCTATAAGATGTAGCCGTTGTCACTGGTATCGTAGTCGGTAGTGGGAGTCCAAGATCATAGTACGCCGCTGGATATACGCCGCTACCATCGACAGCCAGTGCGTAGTTTGTTACCTTCGGAACTCCGTCACCGGTATAATAGATTCGCTGTTCTTCGTCATTTAGGGTGGTTGTGATAGCAACATCAACATCAGTAGTCCACGACAGCCAACGGTTAATCGTAGGGTCACTCGTATCCCGCATAGGGTAAATAGTTTTGATATTGCCGTTCCTATTAACGCTACCTACGACTGTTGGTATGCGATACGGAATCAAGTCACCGGAGGATACTTTAGCATTGGACGCAATTTGAGCAGCAGCATCTGGTAGCAACTCAGGACTAATCCTAGGTGCTTTCCCTAAAAACTTACTGACTTTAAATGCTGTCACTTTACTACCCCGTAAACTTAGTGTAGGCGGCTGCTAGCTTAACATCATATTGGTTCTTTGCATAGCCGGGACCATTATAACCTTTAGCAAATCCCGCCCAATCCAGTGCTTGCATTTTTGGTAGAAGACCAGATGTTTTGATGAATCCCGCCATATGACGCAACTGGCTTACCTCAGCATCCATAGCTTGCTTAACCATTTGATCGACTGAAGCGCATCCTACCATCTTAAAGTTAGAACCCATGACTTGGCCTAACCCCCAAGATGTTGACAGGAGTGCTGCGTCCGCGTCGATATCATAAGCCGCAGCAATCTCCGCATACACAGCGTCTGACCCCTTTGGGTATGGCTTCTCCCCCCACTTAGGGTATGCAAGTCCCATAGCGACGGCCTGATCCAACTCAACAGGTTTTGCCTTGAGGTGCTTGAAGAAGTGATGGCGCTCAAACAAAGCTTTAGGACGCCCAGCTTTGTCAAACCCAGAACCGGCAGACTCCACAGAGAGGACAGCACGAAGAGCGGCCTCCTCAACACCGATCTCTGCTGCTACGGTAGCGACATCTTCTGGCTGCATAGGTAGTGCAGCGCCCTTAAAACCATCCATCGTCATTCCTTTGGTGTCGAGTTATAAATCATCTGGTCTTTCTTCTGAGAGCCGGACGAAGAGCCGAAGTAGAAAGCAATGATGCCGCCCCAAGCTGTTTGTAGTGCGCCGAGGAGTAGCAGCAATGCCTCATTCCCTGTTGTCGGTAGTCCATAGATCAGTATGTAAATCATAATAGAGAAAAATCCAACTGTAACTCCGATAGCCAAAGCCCGTGGAATCCAGTCTTTTGTTTCTTTCTGCATATCGCGGGCAGAAGCACGATCATCAGCAGCGATGCGTTCTAAATCAATGTCGAGGCTTTTCATTCTGACTTTGAAATCGGCGTCAATTTTCTTGACTACCGAAAGCTGCTCAGGGGAAGCCGATGATAGAGCCGCAGAGAGTTCTTCCGCAGTTCCATTTTCATTACCCAGCAACGCTTGAGATAAAGCCTTCACACCCATACCAGCAAGCGGACCGCCGAGCGCGGTAGCAATACTAGGTGCAATAGAGCCGAGTAGCGGCCCGAATGTTTTAAGTAGGTCCATCTTTACCTCCGGTTGATTTGGAACCAAGCATGATTCCAGATAGTGTTCCTGTCAGGAATGTTGCGATTGGGGCGATTAACTTGAAAAATTCTTGGTCGTTTGGAGCCTGCCCATCAATCGGCTGTACAACAAATATCAGGCTGTAGAGCACTGCAAAGACGGTTCCAGTTAAGGTCAAGCACAGGCTGATGCCAATGACGAACTGGAGAAGGGCGTGGAGTTCATCCTCTTTAATTCTCATCTTGCCACCGATCCGCATGGATTTCGTTTTAACGTATCAGCAGTACACGTTCCAGATGCGGTGCAGATAGGTGGATTGCACTCGGCACTGTCCCAGTTAGCAGGGTCTTGACACGGGTATCGGTAGCGGTCTTCGCACCCTGCCAAAGCAATTAGCGTGATGATAAGAAAGTATTTCATTTTTGGGTAAACACCACCATCCCGATACCGACACATACAGAGAACAATATAACTGCACCGATTAACCAAAGACCCATAATCAAGTCTTTGCGGTTTTCCTCAGCTTCTTTCATTGCTGCTGCGGCTTGACGAGCCGCCTCTTTCCTCATTTCGGTAACCTCTTTTTGGATAGAGGTCCACGCAGCGATGCCATATGCACCTACAAATAAGTTGCGGGTATCCAACTGAAGCTGCTGTGCTTTAGCCTTAAGCGTATATAACTTTATGGCTTCGGCTTCATACTCAGCTTGAGATTGGAATAGTTTTTTCTTTCGCTTACCTGATGTAAGTTGAGTGATCTGGGCGATACGCCCAAATAAACTACCAACCTTTTCGGCAACATCCAACATCTCATGGCCGGAATCTACAGCACCTTTAATGCCGTTATACAACGCCGTAGCTCCAGCAATGAGAGTGAATGGGTCCATATCACATCTTCTTCTTCATCTTTGGCTTAACCATGCCGCCTTTTTTCATACCGTATTCCATCTTCTCTTTCATAGGCGTCTCTTTGCCTTCATGCTTTTTCATCATACCTTTAGATGAGTACTTCTCTTTACCGCCGTATTCCATGATCATCTTAGCCATAGTTCAAACCCCTTTCATAATTATAGTAGCGAGTATGCCAGCCATACCTAGGATCAATGCTGCGGCTGCGTTAAGCATGATCTTCTCTAACCTATCCACACGCGTTATAAACGTATTGTAACGTTCTGCACAGACCGCTTCATGTGTAAGGAGCTGCTTTTCAATTTCTGCTGAGGTAGCCACCATCATCTCCTTATACATAGACTGTAACAATTACACGACCGTTGCCGCCAGCGCCGCCGTTGCCAAGTTCTGAACCTCCCCCGCCACCGGCAGGAGTTGTCCCGTTGGAACCAGTACCTGAATCTGTAGCGCCGTCCCCGCCGCTTCCGCCGTATAGACTAGTACCGCGAACAGAACCGTTGTTGGCTTGTGAACCGTTGTACCCTCCGCCGCCTCCGCCGCCACCAAAAACAGCAAAGCCGCCTGTACTTTCAGTACCGGATACAGCACCGCCATTTCCGCCGCCTCCGCCTCCGCCTCCAAATACGCTACGGGCATCATTGCCAAAGCCCCAAGGAATATTACCGACTGCGGCTGCGGCTGTTGCTGGGAAGTCTGTATATGCTGTGTTGAGAACACCGCGTTGAGTAGAAGTAGCCACAGCACTTCCTGAACTATTAAACGCCCCATGCCCTCCGCCAATAGCACCGCCAGCTCCGGGAGAAGTTGAAGTCCCGCTAACTCCGGCAGACATCTCTCCGCCGCCTCCGCCTCCGCCGCCTCCAACAGCACCGCCTCCGCCGCCCCCAGCGTAAGCGGTTACGTAAGCACCGAATGTAGTATTCTCTCCGGCGGTTCCGGCTGTATTAGATGCTGCTGAACCCGCTCCGCCTCCTCCTACAACGACAGATACAGTTGATGTCACGTCAGCCAAACTCATCCAGCGTTCAAGATACCCACCACCGCCACCGCCGCTTCCGCCTCCACCTGAAGCTGCTCTACCTCCGCCGCCACCGCCGCCCCAGCATTGGATACGTATAAGAGACCCGGCACTTGTGGGTTTAGTCCAAGTCTGGGTAGCGCCTGAAGTTGTGAACGCAAAAGTATCTGTCTGGACGATACCGTTTGTCTCGGTGAGTGCTGTGATTCTACCTTTAGAATTTATAGTGGCTGTGAGGAACTTACCTAAACCACCGACTGGACCGATTGCACTAACGATATTATCCAGCTTACCATTTGTTACAGACAGGTCTGTATAGTCCGCAGTGATAAGAAGCCGGTTTGGTAGTTCGTTAAATAGTGCAGCCACTGGGCGGAGTTCTACTCTGTCACCTGCAGTAAACGTAGTTGCTGTCGTACCATCTTGACTACGAACGATTGTGAATACGTCAGTCGATCTATCAGTAACTTTTACAATCTCGGTAACGCCGCTGGACTTGATAAGAGTAACATAAAAGTAATTACCGGAAGCAACAGACGCAGATGGAAACCTAGCTCCATGACCAGAAGCCACGGTCATGGTTGTGGCTACAGAGGTTAACGCGCTGAAGAGCGTACTAAAAGCATTATTGGCTACTTGGACGCCCATTAGATCACTCCGGCTTTGGGTACTTAGCTTTTACGGTAAGGCAGTCAGATATGTACTGGTTCATCTGACCCTGATCATTCTTAACAACGGCATCAAGATAGTCAAATATTGGCGGGTACTCAGCAGCGCGTTTACGTGAGTATTCATTCCGGTCCCATGCAGCCTGAAGGCGATCAACTTCTGCTAGGAGCGCCGCTTCTTCAGGTTTATCAATCTGAATATCAAGCCAGACAAGACCGGAATAATCCGACCCGTGCAACCGCCAAGTTGCGTTGGGACAAAGAGACTGAATCGCATGAGTAATATCGTACCTCATTGCGTGATCTCCTGAATGATTAGATAGCTTGTGACAAGTTCATAGTCTGCCGCCCCAGCATTAGTATTGTTCACCGCACGATTTTGATAGAAAGTTCTAGCGGCTGTACCGGATGTTCTAAACCAAAACGTATAGGAGATTGCAGACGTTGTAGCAGGAGAGTCAACATATGCCATATACCTATGTTGAGGTGTGGAAGCAGCATTGGCGTCGTAAAAATCTGGCATCCAACCGGACCAGTAGTCAGAACTTGTAGAGTTAATACCTATTTTAGTCCCGTTTCGTTTTATATGGAAGGTATTACCGTCGCTAGTTTCACCTGATAACCCCCACCCTATGAGTACTTTACTAGTAGAAAATTTTGGGGTGAAACTAGAAGCAAAACTTGAAATCTCGGCTTCTCCGCCTGCCCCTGCGGCTGAATAGGTCGTAACGGCATCAACAAACAATGTCTGGGTTTGGATGATCATACCCGGTGCCACGATTGAACCTACTGTTGCTCCGGTTACAGAACCTAACCCCGTAGTAGTAATCTTATGTCCTGTCGGAACATTGATAACATTGGATGGCCCGCGCAGTTCAGGCACAATGAGAGTACCCGACATCGTATCGCCGGTTTTCTTAACGACTTCCTGAACCTGTGGAACTTGAGTAGTTATTGCTCCAGATGGGACAGCGAGTGCGCCAGTAAGAGTGCCTCCGCCTAAAGATAGCTTATCGTCAAACAATGCGGCAGTGGGACGTAGCTCAATTCGATCACCGGCAGTGTAGGCACTGGCTGCAGTCCCATCTTGACCACGGAGAATTGTAAAAACATCCGTAGCCCTAGCTGTTACTTTAACAACTTCATATTGATTGGAGCTATTGATAAGGGTGGCATAGAAGAAATTACCGCTTGAGATAGTTGGAAACCGAGCACCCTCTCCGCTAGCCACGGTAAGGCTAGTGGCCCCCGAAGCAATACTTGAGAGCAGCGTACTGAAAGCATTGTTCTTAACAAGTGCGATTCCCATAGTGATTCCTTATCACAGATAGACAGTAAGGCTAATAGTTTTTAGTTTGTTAAGTTCCATCAGATCACTCGTACATAATGTTGATAGTGCCAGCGTCAAAGGCTCCGGTAGAGGTTAGCGTTACTTGTGCCCGGTCAAGAACCCCAGAAGTAGTTTTTGAAGCCGCAACCATAAACGCCGCATCAGTAGTCCCAGAATCTCTAAAAAATGTGCCTTGAGCAACCCATAAATTGCCAGAGACATTGGTTATGATTAACGCACCGTTCAGGGTATCAGCAGCAGCGGAAATACTCCCAAGTATTATATATTGATCAGATGCAGCAGCGTTTGCGGCAGGGACGGTAGTAGTAACACCATACCCACCAACATAACCAGTTGCTTCAAAACTACCTGAACCAATTCTAACGCCTATGTTTGACGCTGTTGTAGTCAAACTAACACCACCAAGCATCACAGTAATACGCTTTACCCATGACGGTATGTCCGTAAAGTTAATGCTAGTACCTGACGTAGATGCCTGAGCCGTAGCAGAGGTAAGCCCCAGTACCGCGCCTGAGTTAATCGTAACGCTTGCGCTGCCATCAATTGTTACGGTCATGCCCAAGCTCCTACGGAAATGTTAGCGCCGGACGCGCCGATTGGGTAGAT